GGACTTTTTCTTCGGGGATACCAAGCTCTCTAAGAGTATTAACGCAGCTAAATTCTTTAGGTTCGCCCCGGTGCGTACGATTCGCATCAGTAATCAAGAAACCATCTACGTGATCGTATAGCGTTTCAATGCGAAGTTCTAGAAGTTCTTTCTCGTTGAAATACGGAAAGCAATCGATTAACACGTCGAGGACTTCTTAGTAGCAGTATGCTAACTCACTCTTGCGGTGCTGCTACTCCGTTAATACGCTTCTTGGCTTGTTCTAAAAGATAATTTTTTGTTCTCTCAACATTTTCATCTACCATCTGATCCATGCCAGTATCGAACTCTGGACGATTTCCGTCATCAGGCATTGTTGGAGGAATTGGACCTTCATCTGTTTGATTTAGATCAGCCTGGACCTGGCCTCTAAATCGACGAGAAGCTTCATCTTCACGTTGTCTTTGCTGACCAGCAGCGTCTAAAGATCGGTTGTAACGATCAGAAAAGAAGTCGGCGTAACCAGTAAAACTATCCATTAATAAAGAACGATTACGCCTTGAACAGATCCTCCACTAAGTGTAACTGCACCAAAAGGCAGCAGTTCATTACCCTGGAGATTTTCAATTTGAATTAAATCGGTAGCTCCATCGTTAAAACCGATATATACGTTGTCGGTTCCAGGTGTCGATTTAGCTTCCGTGTACAGAGCTCGACATGTAGTAAAAGTTTTTTCACCGTCTGCAGGAGCCCAGTGGAATCCACTTGCGTAGGGGAGAGTAGCTTGCTGCCCGTATACAGAACCAAAAGCGCGGATGTCCATTCTCTAAGTCTTTTTGTCAGTCTAACTTACTTAGCTCAATAAGCTTTTTCAAATACCACTCTGCTTTTTTTAAATCCTCAACACCATTCTTGTGCTGAAAGCGCCAAAGGTATTTAAAACAAGAAAGATGACAAAAATTCTTTACTGCTTCCTGCCCACCAGCAGCCAACATCGCATCTATGCACTCAATCTCACCCTGGTTGTAGTGCGTAGGGTGGTCGACTATATCAGAGTTATGCAAGGATAAGGTCATGTCAGTATGAGAACATGGTTGTCGTGTCAATAATACTTTGGTTTTTCACCAGCGCTGAGGAATATTTTTTATCTAAATGCTCGATTAAGGCGTAGTCAGGTATCACTACAGAATCTCCTTCATATGTAACAGGCACAACGCGGCGATGCTCTTGCCACGGCTTTAAATCTTCAAAAGCAAGTCCCATTGAGGCACGATCCGCGATAGGCCAGTTTCTTTTACCTGTTTTGATGTGACTATGAATCGGATTACAGCTCCAGCTTTCGACGTACTTTTCTGCATCCTGCTGATCCAGAATCATCATCCCTGAGTAAGGGTTGCCGAGAGTCGTAAAACCAAAAATATCTTCATCAAAAAGTTTTGGAATGAACTCTGATTTAAACGGTATGTCACCCCATACGTATTCTGTAACGCCACCTAGTTTCCATTTTCTATAATTATCGAAAGGAATCAGCTTGCTACCTAAACGCTCGACTCGGCAAAAACCAGGCTCTAAATTGTGAGCTTTTAGTTCGTCTTTGTGGTTATACCAATAATCAAAATGTTTTTTAGTAAACAACATATCATTCTCTGAGTACATATAAAAGTCATGTGTCTTCTTGCGAATTTTTCTAATAAGAGAAGGTTTATGCGCCCAGCAAAGATCGTAACCTTTATACTTTTCTCCAGCGACAACAAAACCAACCCGATTGAGATTGGTGTGGGAAGCGACGATTAGAGAGAATTCATCCAGATCTAAACGATGATCAAAATCGATAAAAATGTCGATTTCTTTCTCAAGCTCTATAGATTCATACCCTTTGAGAACCTTAAGAGTTGTATCTACTCGCGCTAAGGGGTTGTGAGCTGTGACTGTGATGTAAATGGATTTCATTAGTATTCAACTGAGAAGTTCCCACGGCGCTGGAGAAAGGTTATGAGCCAGGTGTAAGCATCTAGGAGGTCATCGTGAGATGTTGCACCGACATTAATCAACTGATCGGCCAACGCATCGAATTTGCGATACTTGTTAAAGATGACTTTTTTATTCTCCAATAGACCGAGGGTTCCCCTAAAACGAGCAACTTTATCGCCACGAAAACCTTTGACTTCGTGGATGTGTAAATTTCCTAAACCTCTTTCATTTAGGAGCACCCGCTTTAAATCAGCAGCTAGAGAAGCTTGGTAAGCGACAGCCTCAACGACCAGAGTGACAGTTGAGTAAGTGGGAAAGTACTGATCCCCTTGTAGCTCGAGGATCCCCCACTCAACGAGCATGTCACATAAAAGATCAATCTTTTCAAGGTTTCCTATAGAACGCACCTGATGCGCGTCGATGATGTAAAACTTATCTTTTAGTCGCCCTCCAAGAACAAAAGCTGTGTAATCAGAAGTTTCATTTTTACTGGCGGATAGATCAATACCAACAGCCAACGAGTCAAACTCAGTTTCAACTTCTCCTTTGACAATGAGATCAGGCGACAAAACCAAGTCTGACGTCATGACTGGCTGCTGCTGGTACTGGAAAGCAAAAGCGACCGGGTCAAGTTCTTTCTGTTGCTGAAGATATTCAACTGACCATTGCTCAGGCCAATAACTTACTGCGTCACCTTCTGAGTCATAAGTAAGTGCTTCTTGAGAAACTTGTTTCCATCCCTTTGTGGGAGAAAACATAGTTTTATGAATATCTAGAGGGTGGAATCTAGTTCCCAGACAAATAGAACGACCGCCCTCGAACACAATCGGAGCGATAACCGAAGACCAGTTGTTGTTCATTTCATCCCTAACAGCAGGGTTTTTAATATCCGCACTTGATTTAATAGGGTCATCCACGATGACCAGGTGAGCACGTTTAGACGTGATACTTCCTCGAAGACCTGCGGCGCGTAGTGTAAATTCTTCGTCGCCCACACGGTCGATACCAGCGTAGTCGAAATCGATTGACCAACCGATGTCGCTCTGCATGCCTGACTTGAGCTTGACCTTCGGAAAGATCTTTTTGAAAGAGGTCGAATCGATAATTTGCTTGATGATTCGACTCTTAGGTATTGCCGTTGCGATGTTGTACGAACAGTAGATGATCTGTAAAGGCATGCCTTTACTTGTGTGCCTTCCAATAATCCAGGCGGTGAACATATTGAGCACAGTCGACTTAGCACTACCGCGAGGTGCCAAGATATCTAAATTAGGTCCTGCAATATCAAGAAGGTATCTATTGCTTACACCAGTAATTAAATGCTTGTGCCACTCCAGCATGTGGTGCGCTGGAGCCTTATCCATGATTGTACAAAAGGTCAGGAAATCATCCTGTGCTCTTGCAAATACACTATCTACCGCAGAGTCAGTATCATCAACAGCTTTCTGTGCTCTGAGCTTCAGCGCACGACGGTATGCAAATGTTTCTCTGCTAGGCATTATCGTTTAGTGTTTGTATACTGATAGCGAAATTCTAAACCCGTATGTCGAAGATTCTTTGGTACGGAGATGCTTGTTCTAATACTGGTTTCGCTCGTGTAACTCATAGCATTCTAGATCACCTCAGCAAAGAGCATGAGATAGTTTCTTTTGGCATAAACTACCAAGGAGATCCTCACAGTTATCCTTTTAAGATTTATCCTGCTAGCGCTCATAATCCTCAAGATCGATTTGGAATCGGAAGGATCCAGCAAATTGTTGAGATCGAACGCCCTGACTACATCATCTGTTTAAACGATCTTTGGATCGTTAATCAGGTGTGGGAGCGGGTTCATCTTCTAAAAGATCAATTCAAATTCAAATTTATTGCGTACTTTCCTACTGACTCAGAGTGGTATCCAATGCCCATGCTGAGGTACATCGAGCACTGGGATTTTGCAATTACATTTACGCCCGAGCAAGCGCAGCGCTTGATGTCGCACGGCATCAAACCCAAGAAACTCGGAGTAATTCCACACGGTCTGGATCAAGGTAAATTCCATGTGATCGAGCGCGACGAAGCTAGAAAACGACTAGGTCTTCCTTTGGACAAGTTTATTGTTTTCAACGGAAACAGAAATCAACCTCGCAAACTGATTGATCAAACAATCAAAGCTTTTGCTGAGTTCGCCAAAGACAAAGAAGATGCTCTTCTCTACCTGAATATGGGCGAGAAAGATCTTGGCTGGGCAATTACAGAACTGTTCGAAACCGAGATGCGTCGAAGAGGAGCTGACCCCACAGCAAAACTGGCTGTTACACCGGGCATCAACTACATGGCTGCCCCACCTGATGAGCAGCTCAATCTGATTTATAACGCTGTAGACATTGGCATTAACACTGCGAATGGAGAAGGCTGGGGACTTGTCCCATTCGAGCACGCAATGTGCAAAAAACCTCAGATCGTACCGGCACATACCTCGTGTCAAGACATCTGGAAAGATAAAGGTCTTCTTATCGATGTAGCAGCTTGGGTCACCGACAAAGATCTCGGTGTCGAAAGAGGGATTATCAACTACAAGCATGCAGCTGAACTCATTCAAAAGCTTTACGAAGACGAGGAATACCGTAAGAAAGTAGGAGACGACTGCTATCAAGTAACTCAAAATCCCTCTTATAGGTGGGACAAAATCGCCGAAGGTTTCACTAAAGCTATGGAGCTCGCCTGATGTCTCAGCAACAACTTCGATATCAAACCACGCTCAAGTACACCCAAGTACCTGTAAACATCCGCAACAAGCGGGGCTACCCGACGGTCTATCAGCAGGCTGATGACATTGGAGGTAAGTTCTCACGAATTTACTGGGGGTTACCAGAGAATTCAGTGGCTAATTTCAGCCCCTGCTTAGTAAATCATCAAGGTCACAGGCTTGTTTCATTTAGAAGCCAGCCGCAACCTTTTGTGTTCAGGCACGACAGAAAATACTTCTACTACAACAACACACCAACCGAGATCTACATCGGTGAGTTGACCTCAGAAAATGCTATTTCGGGGGCCAAAAAAATTAGAAACAAGCCGCACAGGCTTAGCTATGAAGATGCAAGGCTTTTCAAAGCGCCTGATGATGAATTGTACTTGCAGTTCATTACGAGCTCGTATGCCTCGAAATGGGACAGCTCAAAGCACACTATGGTAAACCAGCCAAAAGTGTGCGTTGGTCACCTTGATGAGTTTGGAGAAGTTAACGACTGCATCTACCCTCCTGTGGGCGACAACCTCAAGCCCGGTAAAGCCGAAAAAAACTGGTGTTTCTTCAGTGAAGGAGAAAGACTTCGCCTCTTGTACTCGACCGTTCCGATCTCAATCAGGACACCCGGTGAACCAGACATAGAAATTGACTCGTCAAGTCTTAAAAAGGTCGTCGGCGAATCACCCACTTTCAACTCAACCGCTCCTATAGACATTGGTGACGAGTGGTTAGTGTTTTTTCACTGGAAGTACATGGCTGTAGATACGGCCACACAACGTCCTCACCTTCTATACCACTTGGGGGCTTACACCCTCGATAAAAATTTCACCAGAATCACACGTCAATGCACTGAAGCTCTTTTCAGTGGTTCGACGAACGATGATTTGATCTGGTGGACAGACTGCGTGGGTACTCCCGTCTCAACTCAACCCGCTTGTATTCTTCCTTTCGGTGGAGAGTACGTCGAAGAAGACGATACGATTGAGCTAGCTCTCGGGGTCAACGACAGTTTCATGGGCATCTTCAAATGCCCGCTGGTTAATATCTTGGGACTCCTCG